GTTTCTTAGGGGCTTCTTTTTTAGGTGCAGATTTAGGTTCCCCTAAAACTTCCACGGTGACTCCAGGTAATTTATCAGCCACATTTTTATCCATATCCACCACAATACTTGAATCCTCCAAAGCAACCATTTTACCATCCAAATATAAATAATCTGATCTCTCTTTACAAATTAATTTTAATTTGACCATAATACCCTAACTCCTCCTACAATAAAAAAAGGAAAAAAAGTCCTTAATCTATGTTATATATGTTGTAACTCAAAGTAGGAGCAACATTATACATAGTGGCTACTTGTACCAGCCAAGCATCAGAAGCTAATGGTTTAGCCTTACCTTTAGCAACATAAGCAGGAGTCATAAAGTCCTCGATAAACACATGCTGGTCGTTGAACATAGATAGTTGTCTTTGGTTATCAGTAGAAGGCATATTAGGATCAGATATAATTGGTATATCCCCAGTATTAGAAGCATAAGCAGGTACAGTAACCCCTGCAACAGTTTCGGTCTTATTCACATACCTCTGAGTGGCCATCATATCTTCCTTAAGTTGATCCACCACACTATTATTGGTTAAAACCACATTAGGGGCTGTCTTTTTAACATCCCTCATAACAGTTTCCCCTGCATTCAAATCCTTGATACTTAAAGCACCACCAGACATGTTTGCACGAGTACCATTAGCAACGATAAGAGTGTTAATCCCGTTAAATTCCTCAGTACCGGCACTGCTACCTTTAACAACCCCTTCGTTGAATTTTTCCCGTAGGGCTTGTTGAGCATATTGGATTAATTGTGCTCGGCTACTACCACTAGCACCTTTACCTATCAAATCAGACATACTAATAGGCAAAGCTAATACTTTCATAGTAGCAGTACTGGTCCCAGTAACAGCACTACCATCACCAGCAGTATCGGCGGTTTCCCCTATCCATTCCCCTGCAAAACCTGTGGTTAATCTGATATATTTAACCTCAGTAGTGTCTGTGGGTTTACGCCTACCCTTAGTTTCCAAATGGGTTAAGGTGGGAGTAATGTTAAATAGGGTTCCTATATCATATATTTTAGGATCTAAACGAGTAGGGAAATAATTACCAGAAGCCATAGTCTGAGATAACGCATCTTGAACTACACTTTGGATATAATCATCAACATTAACTGCTCCCTCTTGCTCTAAACCTTTCTGAGTTAAGGGTACATCATTTACTTGTATATCTTGTTTTAATTCATTAATTGATACCATAATCATACCTCGAAAAAAATTTATTTATAACTAAAAAAGTAATACTACCTATAATTTTTGTGCTAATTCATCAGGAGTATAACCTACCTGTTTAACACCTGCAACATGAGTAGGGTACTCTAATGGATTGTTAAAAGTCTGACCCACCACATTTTGAGTTAACGGAGCCTTTACTTTTTCACTTACCTCTTCTTTATTAACAGACTCAGTAACGGTTTTTGTTTGCCCCCTGTCTTGACGAATACCGTCTAAAACTGCTTTAGCAGCTTCCTCAGCAGCAGCTTTACTGAACTGTTCAACCTTCTCCATTAACTCCTTCTCTCTCAAAGCCTCTAATTCGGATTGTTTAACTTTCTTCTCCTCTTCCAAACGAGCTTTCCGCTCATCTAATAAAAGTTCCATAGCACTTTGAATAGTATCCAGTTTCTCTTTCACATTAACATCTTCTTTTACCATATCATCAACCTCCAAATTAACCGCATTATCATCAAACTCATCCAAAGGCAAACTCTGCCCTATCTGGGCACAAATATCACATTTAAGAATCTTAGTCTTACCCTTAGTTTCACTAACCGCAGGAATAGGAGTTATACTGGTTTCGATTAAATCAATATTCTCAATATCCCATCCTATTTCCCCATTATCTGTTTCGACGAGTTTAGCTTGGGTAATATTACCCCCAATACTAAGCCCTAACTCTAAACCATTCTTCAACCAATGTAAGACCTTCTGCACGGGAGCATCAACAATATCATTGCCGCTCAACCCAAAAACCTCGAATATGGGGACGAACTCCTCATCAGAGGATTGTTTAACTTCAATAATCCTCCCCACCACCTGATTAGGGTCATGGGACAAAAATATTGGTAAATCAATCGCAGCATCCTTCATCATCTGTATGGCCGATTTAAGCATACGATGACCCGTTCTGGACCTGTTACTAGTTGAAGCCAAACCCTCCATTAAAATCTGCCCTTCTTTATCCGAAGAAACTTGTTTTAAGGAGATTAAGGCTTTGAATGGTTTTGGTTTAAAAACAGTTTCTTTAACCATCATAATCAACATCACACTCCAAAAATAATAAAAAAAGAAAATTAAAAGAAAATAAGAATCACTCTTTATAATATTTAAGCAACTTTTAAAGCAAAGGAAAAGAGAGATAAAATTAAATTAATGTAAAAGGGAATAAGAACTCATCAGGATCATATACTGGCACCCAAGTACATCTACAATGACTGTGTATGGGAATATCATAATCTGGAGGTATATCATTAATGGGGAACACTGCCCCCTCCCTTGGTCTGCAATCCGCACACACATGTTTATCCCGCCTAGTAACAAATTGCACCCTTTCAATACCCAAACCCCGATAAACTTCTAATTTAGTATGTTCCACGATAAAAGCCAGTTCGGTACGGGCTATTCTTTCCAGAATATATTTTGTTTTAGAATCCTTATTATAAGGATCCACTGCTTTCCGCATATTTTCAGCAATGACCTTTAAAGGCAACCCGTCCCTGTATCCTTCCTTTATAATCCCCTCTAATACAGGTCGGTATTTTTCATGGACCGTGGTAAGAGCAGGTAAAGTATAAGTTTTGTACCAATCATTTATCCGTCCTTGTAAAGGATCATATATTGGTTTGAAGAATCCGGGAGTTTTACCTGTTTTTCTTTTAATCTTCCCAATCTCAACTTTCTTATAATAATCAACAGATTTGTCAAATAATTCAGGGTACAACTTATTATAAATTGTGCCTTCTGCTTTTTCCATTTCCCTCCTAATAAAAGCCAATATGCCCCATATTAAAAATAGGTCCTCTGAATCTAACTCATAATCTTCTTCTTGGAGAAAACTCTTACTCTTGTTCTGTAACCATACTTTGAGCAAATTATTAACAATTTTACTAATACTCTTACCATGATACAATAACAAATCTTTACAATAAGATTCCTCATCTAATTTAACCTTATTATAAATACGGTAAAGGTACTGTTTTTCTCCCTCGCTAAGATCCTCATAATCAGATTCTATACTGAAACATTCGTATGCTTCACGAATAAGCCTATAATTAGAAGGGTTAATATATATCACTCCTCACCAATACTTTCAAGTCTTCCCTCTAAACGAGCAAGAGCATTAGACGAACCATTAAAACCCAACTGTCTTTGCTTATCCACTAATGATAAAGGCACCCGGTTAATAGGAACCAAAGGAGTATTACTATGCTCCAAGTTATACGGTGCTTTACCATCCTCAGCACGAGCCTCATCAATAGTCATTTGACCAGACTCAATCTTAATCTTATACAACTCAGCTAAACGAGCCTCATCCTTCTTAGTTAAATTCTTAAAAGCCAAAGCACTATTCTCAACACCAGCCAACCTCAACAACTTACTATTCAAAGCACTTATAATCATCTTACCCCAATGATTCAAAGTCTCATTCATAGTTTCATCCTGAGCCTCACCAGTACCAGAACCAATATTCCCTGTGTCAATCTGACTAATCTTAGAAGGAGGCACATGATACACCGCACAAATAGCATCAATAATCCCCTTCTTAACCTCCGGAACCAACATATCACGATTAGTAGCACTAATAGCCTGGAAAGTAGCACCATACATAACAAGATGCCCCGTATCACCACGCCGCTTCATCTCCCTAATCTCATTCTGCATACGAGCAGTTTCAGTTTCAGCAGCAGACACCGGCATCTTATCCGATAAACTAATAATCCCCTTCAAAGCATCATTATTAAAATAAGACAACTGATGCTTCATCAAAGAAGAATCCAACATAATATCCATAAACACTTGAACAACAGGCGAAAACCCTTTATAATCACTAAACGGGTTAGGATTAAAAATCGTAATCAAATTATCCTTATTAAAAACAGCCCCCGACTTATGAACATAACGGAACTCCCCACCAACCTCAACCAAATCCATCTTATGAGGAGCATGACGATACAAAGCAGAAGGAAACCCATACTCATTATAAGCAACCTCCACATACGCCTCACCCGTACACAACAAATCATTAGCCAAACTCCAACGAAAACTAAAACCATCAATAAACTCATTAGGCAAATCCATCAAAGAAGACAAATAACTAATCTCCCCCAAATCAGGTTTACTAGGATCCAAAGGAACCGGAACAATCTCAGCAGCAGCCAAAGGCATACTAATAGCATCAGCAGCAGCACCCAACCAAGGATTAGTCATCTTCAACTGATAACAAGTCATCGGATCCAAATTAGTATAAGCCGTATGAAACAAATCATCCTTATAATACGACAAAAAATCAGGCAAACTACTAAAATTCATACCCTGAAAACTATTCAAAGCATTAACCAACTCCGAACCACCACTCGTAACACTAGGAGCAAAAACACGCTTACCATTACGAACAACACCACCCAACTTACCCCGAACACCCTGCAACAAACTCATACTACCAATACCCCGCACTCATAACAAAAGGCTGACTATACGACTCCACACCAATACTATACCGAACAGCATCCACAGCATGATCATTCACCTTCAACGGCTTCTCCACACCCTTCAACAAAGCCTTCGGATCCCACACATAACTCTGAATACTACCAATACAAGTAACACAATCCCTATTCAACAACAAACGATCATCACCAAACAAATCCCTCATCTTCTGCACCCCCAAATTAACATCAGGATTAATCATCTTACAATCAAAACCAGCCTCCTCCAAACTATTCTGCAAATTACGAGCATCATGAGGAACATGAATCACACTATAAGGAACACCAGACAAAAACTCCCCCATATAACCCACCAACTGACTATCCGTCAACTGAACACCACGATCCTCAGCATCCCACACCCACTCCTTCAAAACAGTAAAACACTCATCCCCATCATCATCCAAAACAACCCCCGTCAAAACAAAAACCGTCTGAGAAGCAGTACCATAATCAACACCAACCCTAATATTATCAAAATCCTTAAACCGAAAACCACCAACATCCAAAGTATGCCGACCCTCATCAAAATTCTGAAACACAGCACCCTCAGCCACAACCCAACGACCCAAAATATACCTATCATAAAAAATCGAACCCTTCTTCTTATAATGAACCCGCAAATCCTCCTTAATCTCATCAACCAAAGTCAAATTATCATCCAAACCAAACTCCCACAAACCAAAACGACCACCCCTCAAAGCCTCCTCATCACAAACATAATCCGTATAAACAGGATGATAAGGAGTAGAAGGATTCATAGTCCAAAAAATACGAGACCCCGGCAAACTACAACGACTATAAGCCATCTCCAAAGCAGACAAAGGATAAGTAGTAACCTCATCCCCCAACCAAGCAGCAGCAGTCATACCCTGCAACCGCTCAACACTCTTCTCATCAGTCAAACCAATAATATGAATCTCCTTAACCACAACACCCTCATCACCATCAACAAAAACCGACAAAATCCCATCAACCTTACCATACTTACAACCAACACCCAAAGTCCCACACATCAACATCAAAGGCTTAACCACATTACGATAAGCAGTATCACGAGTCTTAGCAGTCAACAAAAAATCCGTATAATCAGACTCCAACACAAACAACAAAAAAGCCAAACAAGTAATCACAGTCTTACCAGAACGAACAGCACCCACACACATATTCAAACGATACCGACAATTCTCCAAAAAATCCAACTGCAACTCCGAAAACAACCCAAAATCAAAACCCACCATAAACCAAAAACACCCCCAACACACAAACAATAAAAAAAACCACAAAAAAATATATATATAACGAACACAAACACACACAAACCACAAAAAAAAGGACACCAACCCCCAAAAAAAGTAAACGCCGGATAATCCACACAAACACACGGACAATTTACGCTTTTCGATTTCAAACCGAAGCCCTGCCAGGGGGTGGTTGTACCCCTTAAAGTTGCCAGTTATGTTGTCATTTTATTATCAACCCATTTATAATCCTTTTATTAATCATTGCCCCGCCCTCCCCCTGTGGTTTGGTAGGGTCAGAGGCCTGTAACTTCGTTATATAA